ACCTAAATACTCGTAAGCACCTATTAGTGAATAGCCGCAATAGCAGGTGTGCATAATTTTAGGTAGCTCATTTGGATCATTACTCATATCGCGTCCTTGTCGCAGTAGTTGCATGGGTTGCTTATCGTCCATTGACCGCAGGCCTTGCATCGAACGATGTCCTTATCGTGGACAACATCTTTCCGATCTTTATAGCCTGCATCAAGGAGAAGCCCCACCAGATCAGACATCCTCAGCATCGCAACGTAGTCACTAGCTTGTTCGCCTTGTCCATTGAGCCGAAAGCAAGCGAACCCCAATAAGCCGCTTTCTGCTGTTCTAGACTCGATCTGGCGGAGCGTTCCTTTTATGTCGAGGCCCGTCCGGGCTTTTATCTCGCAATCGAACGGGACATTGAGAATATCGCGCCCGTTGCCTCGACCTACTGAAGCCCCTTCCCACCAGAGCCTCAGATAATCTGCGACTACTCGCTCAGTGCGAAAGCCGCGGTGTTTTCTACTTTGAGACATTTACCGCATGACATTTCTTGCATGACCAGGTAAGGATTGTTCCCTGCACCCAGAATGCTAACTCTTCGCGTGGCACTGGCTCATTGCATAGATGGCAGATAATCCGAACTTGCAGACTATTTAGCAGTTCTTGGTGTTTAGCCTTTTCTGCCAGTTCGCTATCGGTTGGAAAGTTCTCCCATTCACCGTCTTGGTTCATAAACTGTAAGCCGCTCATGATCGAGCCTCCTGTGGTTTCCACGTTCCATCGCTTGCTATGACGTACCAAATTGGGTCGCACTTCTCAATCTCAGCCCAACGCTCACCGTTGCCTGGACGGTTGTTGCAGCCCATATTTGCCCACTCTTTGCCATTCTTTGAGCCTGTTCGCCAGACTCGCTCACCGTGTTTGCAGTGAGGTATATCTTTATCAATCTTTGTTGCTCCAAGTGTTTCTTGAACTAGGGCAATAGCCTCTTCTGCCGATGGTGTTGGATGCACTGCCTTGGTTGTCCAAGGATCATCTTCGACCGGCATGGTGATCTTGTCTGCAAGCTTCTCAGCAAAAGGCTTAGGCTCGCTAGCCTTTACCTTAGACATCTCTTCGCGACTTGGCCTCTTGCCTTTTGTAGCATAACCTGCGTTAGCCAAAGCACGGCCAATCGCTGAGGTCTCACAATTTTCAAGAGCAGACGTAGAATTAACTCCACGAGTCGAGACCGTTTCCTCTGCATAGCCCGTTGTCCAAGGATGCGCATCAACCTCAGTTCGATAGATAGCAGCCTTGATAATAAAACGCTGCAACGTGTGCTCAACGAGAGCAGTATCAATGCGACCATCTGGATGTTCCTTCCAAAACTTAGTTAGGCGTTCTTCTACTGTCTCGTAATCTTCAAGATTAAACATATAGATCGCTTTCCTCTACTCGCAGCTGACCACTGATTGCGAAGTACGCTGCTCCATCGACGTAATTGTCAACTTTGCTAGTTTCCATGCTTCTTGCGACTTTGACCAGTGAGAGACACATCGCCACTTGGTAAGGCTCGATTGGCACTTCAAGGTATGCAGCCCATAGGGATGCGGTTCGGGACATATTGTCCGTTGGATGTCCGTAGTCCAAACCACGGTCTTGGATGATTGCTCTAGCTTCTGTAAGGTAGTCATTTGCTTTCATGCTCTTACCTTATCGCGCTGCTCGTAAAACTTGCGCATTGCCCGGCGGCCTTCTTTGTAGCCAGAGTCAACGCCCATTGAGTAGAAAATAACAATCGTAAATGCCCACAAAGTGAGCAGCATTCCGATTTCATAGATATTCATATTGCTCCCGTTCTGCCAGACTTTCTGGCTTCTTGGGATAATCGTCTCACTGGGTTCTGACTTTACCTAGCACATTTTGATAACGATATGGTAACAATTCCCCCTCATCCATGGCGTCATCGATCGTGCGCTTTATGTCGTTATCGAGATCGTCCATAGCGTTTGCCGTGGACTTGGAACGTCCCATCCTTCTCGGCATAAATTAGGTCAACTTGGACATTTTTACCATTTTCAGTGACTATGGCAAAGGCTTGCTGCCAATTAGGTGTAAAGGCGTATTTGGCGTGTTTTAGGTTCATTGCATGTCCCACTTCAACTCCATGGAGAACTCGTCTTAAAACCCCGTTAGAAGCCTCAGAATGGGCACTTCTGCCTGCCCTATGGGTATGCCCCATAATGACATTTTGACCCATGCGCTTAGCCTGGTTTAGGGCGCTCATGCCAGCGTTAGGGTTTAAGGCTCCTAGATCGCCATGAATGGCTACCCAACCCTTAGCAATCGGATATGGGTCTTTCCAATATTTGATGCCCATTTCATCAAGTTTTAGAAACTTCTCAAAACGCAGTTCAGGCAAAGCCATAAACGCTGGGATCTTCTTCATGATTACGTTGTAAAGCCGATCCGTGTGATTTGATCTTATGACCACGGCTTCTTTGGCATATTCAGTTAGGCTCCAAAGAACATCGACCGTGTGATCTCGATCGGCAGCTAGTGTCTGCTCGTACCAGCCTGGTGTGCCTTCGTGCCATCGGCTGATCTGTGGCAAGTCGATTTCATCTCCGATAGTAACGACAACATCGGGGCGAAATGCTTTAATAAAACTCGCGAGATTTCTAACAAATACTGGATCCTCGTAAGGGCATTGAAGGTCTGGCACAACTACGGTGCGTTTCATGATTAATCCTCATCGTCATCGTCGTATGGGATCTCGCCCGGTAAATTAGGAAGCCAGTTAGGTGTAGGCAAGATTGTTGCAGGATAAGTTAAAGGTTCAAGCAGAAGAGCGAGAGCCATTTCAGTGGTAAAGCCAGCACGTCTTAACGATTTATAGTATTCATTTAGCCCGATGCAGTATTGATCGAGTACTGAGTAAGCTTCTAAATCGATAACCTTTTTGCGTGCCATGGGATAAGTGTTACTTACCTAACATTTCAATTATTGTATCGACACGCGCTTCAAGTCGATTAACTTGATCTTTTAAGGATGAACCGCTATTCGGCTTCAATTCCGCTAAATAGTGCTTCACTAGGAACTGTAGCATCGCAGTGACACCACCCAGCACCGTCACGATCCCCACTGCAATAGCAGCGTAGTCTGTAGCGTTCATCGTTTGGGCGTGGCATAGCCAAAGACACCAGCGAGAACTGCCCAAAGAATTGAGCGGTAATCGGCTGCAAAATTAGATGCTGCCCATGCTGAAAGGAATGCACCTGCGGTCAGTACATAAGGGTTTTTCATATTCATATGTTTGCTCCTAATAGTGAAACTTGAAAAAACGAACCATCTTGATCGCCTTTGCTAGAAAAAGATACGTGCATATGATGGCGATGCTTATTGATGCCCGTATACGTGCGCCAACGCCAGGCGCTTTTGGCGCTGGCAATTTGGCCGTCAAAGATGATGTACTTGATGCGCTTATCAGACTTTGCCAAGAGACGAAGTTGATCCGCCACGTCAGGCATGAGGTCTGGCTTTGCTTTGCCGGACAAATCGCGATCAACATCGATGGCACGTACCCAGCCTTGCTCATCTGGATTATGGTCAGACTTACGAGCTGAGTGGCGAGTATCGCCGATCCAGCCGTCTGAGGTACGGTCACGATCGCTGAAACAATCATCAAATTGCTCGCGGAGTTGTTGCCCTGCTTTGCAAAGTTTAGGCTTCATCCAAGTATTAAAGCGGCTTCTTCGGCTGTGATACCTAGGCGATCTAGCACCGCTTGCTTGGCAGCAGATTTAGCGGCTAATTCAGCTTCTAATTCTGCTTGGCTTGCGAGAGCTGCTGCTTCTCGATCTGCAATTTCTTTTTTGGTCAATTCAACGATTGTAGTTTCGCCAGTAAGGGCATCGATTTCCATTATATTGATCATGAATTTTGTACTCCGTATACTCGAATTGACCCGGTCATAGTTCCGCTGCTTACAAACACAGTCAAACCATCATAAGAAGTGGCATTTGTGTTATTTCCAGAACGAATATCTATTAACGCTTCAGATTGTGGATCTTGCGTATTAGCAAAATAACTAGATTGGGCGGTTGCAAAAGGATTGCTGATATTTACATTTCCAAAGGTATTGCCAGCAGATCGAAGCGCGCCTGAACTCCAATTAGTATCTGCAAATCTACCACCGCTTAAAGTGCTGCTACTGGCCTGAAAATATTGAACATTGTAATTTGTTGTTGCATCTGTTGTAGAAGCGCGCAATCGCAATTTGAGATCTGTTGCAGTAGTACCAGTTAAATTAAAAATGACTATGTAATTCTGATAAGTAGATGAAAAACAACTATTGAAATTCACAGTTGCTGTGGCCGAAGGCGAGGCAGTTGTAATTAAAGTTAGGCCAGAAGTAACCGTTGCTGGAGTAGCCCATTTGATACCTGTTGAGGCTGTTGAATCTGCTGTAAGCACTTGGCCGTTAGTACCAACCGCTAAACGTGCAGGTGTGTCTGCTGCGGTTGCTGAAATTAGATCGCCTTTAGCATCGACGATTGCATTCTGAATTGCGTTTGAGTCATCTTGTGCAACCCAAGTAAAATCTAAATCTGTACCTGATGCTTTTGATAGCACCTGGCCTGTTGCACCGCCTTTTAAATCGACCAAAGCGGTATCTATATCCTGACCAAGGGCTGCGATGGCTGTAGCGCCGTCCTTCACCAGGTCAGTTGATTGAGGTATATCCCAACCAAAGTTAGTTGTTGTTGTTGCCATTAGGCTACTGCTCCTATCGCGTCATTCCATATAAGGGTTGGGGACAAAGTATTCCATGCTTCAGCCGCGTTTACTTGGTACCATTTTACCGCAACTTGGCTAAAAGCAATCGGAGATGCGTTAAAAGTTATTCTCAGGTCGTTGTAAGACGCCTGAAATCTCCAGCCCTCGACGTAACCCTGGAAAGAGCCGTCTGAGATATTACCGGGCAGGTTTTGGATCCAAACTGGCTGACCCATAAAGATGCTAAGCAAAGCATCTCGATCAGCTGAGTCGATCTCAGGATTGCCAAGAGGGAAGGTGATTGACTCAAATTTAGCCTGAGGATAAGCGCGAAGGGCGATATATCTATCGGCTAATTCTTCTGCGTCTGGGGTGTCTTTGATGCGTGAAGTGTAAGTTTCTGCATAAATGCCATAAGTGCTTTGGCTCAAAGTGTCTTGGGCTGTGTAACTGTTAGCCCCTGAAGTGCCGTAAATCAAATTATATTTATTGCGCAAATCGCCTGATTTGGTAGTCGAAGCAAGACCAGCGCCAAGAGCTTGATTAGCATCTAATATTGTGTAGCCATTAGCGGCTAAGTAATTTTGGCGATGTACTGAGTCTGCGTATCCAATATTGCCCTGAGCATCCTCGTAAAGCACGCCTAGGGCTGAATTAGCGATAGCGGTAGTCAAAGAATATAGATCAGTTTCTTGTGAAGATCGAGCAATCATTGAGTAACTGCCTGGGCGATTGATATCGCCTAAACCTAAATTGACAGCATCTTCCCAAGTCTCAGTTGGGTCATAAGTTGCCCATGTCTGAGCTGCTGGGACTTCATTCCATTGGCCAAGCAGATAACCTGATAAAAGCGTGTAGATCTGATCGCCATCTTCATCAACCGATAAAACGCCCGGATCGATGATCTTAGGCAATTTAGATAAAGCACCTAGGGCAGTAATTGTTGCAACGGTTGTTACTGCCACTGAGCCAGCGTCATTTACTGAAATAGTAAAATCGCTGATATATCCGCCAAAGATAGGGACATAATCGCCAGATGAGTCAGTTACCTCAATCGTCATGCCAGTGCCGACATTAAACGGATAACTTGAATTGTCTAGGTTTATCAACTGCACCTGGCAATAGCCAGCAACGGGCTGAGAATAGATATCAGTGCGGCCAGAAGTTACGACCAAATTGGCAAGGGTGACGTCAGTGACTATTGAGCCATTGATCTTGACAAGCCATTCAGGTGTGTATTCAGCCATTTAGAACGCCAAAGCGGTTGCGCCTAGTGTGCCTCTAGCACTTGATTGGTTAAGTACGTTGATGATAGTTCGGGCTGTGCCTTCAGTATCGATTGCGCCATTTACGGTTATGTTGTTGTTAACCATCTGAGTCGCAGACATTCCAGCGGCTGAAGGAACGGCTAGGGCTGGAGAATATGAAGCGTTATCAAATGGGTTTAAGGCTGATCCGATTTGCTTAGATATATCGATGACGCGTTTGATCTTATTGTAAAGATTATCAAAGAATGTCACTACGCGAGCAAGGCCATCGATCAAGGCTCCTATGGCTTCGCCTACAATCTCAAACGCCTTACCCAAAGTTTTGCTAAGGATTGGGGCTAATACATCTCTGGCAAATTCTGCAATACCCTTAAATAGCGCAATCAGTGGCTTTAGTTCTTCACTGTTATCTGCAAGTGAGTTGCGAACGGTGTTGAAAGCTTTGCGAAGTCCGTCGGTAATTGGGGTTAAAAACTCGATGACCGGGCGAAGCTTGTCACCAAGGTTGCTAGTAAAATCTGCAATCGCTGGAATTACCTTTTGAACCAATGTTTCGACCAAAGGCGTGATCGCTGTGAGAATGTAACCGCCGACGGTCTCCTTGCCTTCATCGAAGGCCACCTGCAAACGGGCTAACTTTCCTTGGAATGTATCTGCCTGCTTTGATGCCTGGTTCTCAAAAGTGCCAGCGAGTTTGGCTGTGATTTGGTCAAATGAGAGGGTTTTAAGTTCAGCCTTATCAAGACCAACGCCTAAGCGGCCAAGGCCTGCCAGATTGCCTTCTTGAGCCTTTGAAAGGGCTTCTGTGACTTGTTGAAGGGATTTGCCACTACCAGCCGCAATATCAAGTGCTAAGGTCTGTAAACGCTGCGCTTTGTCAACGTCTTTGGTTGCACGAGTTAAGCGATCAAGGGATGGACGAAGCTCTTCATCGGTTACGCCAGTAGCAAGGCTGGTCTGGAGAATGTAATCCTCGGTTGCCTTAATCTGAGCATCGGTTGCGTTTGTTACGTTTTTTAGAGTATTGGCTAACTTGGCTTGGGCTGCTTCATCCTCAATGGCAGACTTAACGCCATCCACGGCTAACTTGCCAGCATAGGCAACGGCTGCTGCGCCAGCGACGGCAAATGCCACGCCAGCCTTCTTGCCAAAGTCGCTGACTTTATCGCCAAACGATTGAACGTCTTTGGAGCCAGCGTCAAGGCTCTTCTTTAGATTATCGACATCGCCAAGGATGGATAACTTCAGCGTTCTATTGCCTGCCATTAGTCCCACTCCTTCAAAATGCGATCAAATGCGCTTTCCCACTTGCGGATCAATTCTGGCTGGATCTTGCGCAAAGTCGAATAAATGAAATATCCGCTATTGCCGCGACCCTGCCTTGGCGTACGAGTTGGGAATTGCTTGTACTGCTTTGAACCAAATTCCATGCCGTAAAGCAGGTCTAAGGTTGAACCGCCACCAGAAAACTTTTGGCGAGCGAAGCCGTAACTGAATTCACCGACTTTAGAAGTCTTTGAGATCTTAACGCCATCTGCAATTCTTCGAGCAGCAGTACCGGACACTTGACGCGTCGCGGCAGTTGCTTTGATTTCTTTAGCAGCAAACTCAGCAAGCGCTGAGGATTCTCGTTTAGCTTCTTCAACTGCCTGAGCATCCATAGCTTTGAACGCTGTAATAATTGAGCGCAGTTCTCGCTTATCGTAGGTGATTGGATCACTTGCCACGATTGCGCTCCTTTAGTACATCGATCGCTGTTAAAATATCTTCCGCCGTTTGCCACTCAGACATTGGTATCCCAGTGGCTATTGCCAGTTCAACTATTAGTCGGCTGACGCTTCCTGGCTGATGACTTTTGGGTCTTCAGAGTCCGTGTCTATGTCGACTACGGTTTCCATCCAAGCCTCGAAAGGCTTCATTGGCTTACCGCCTGCTTCGCGTTTAAGAGCTGAATAAGCGACAAATAAAAGATCCCAGATACCTGAGAATTCTCTAATTGACTTCTTCTCTGCTCTTTCCCACTTAGCAAAATCAGGCGGATAGGCAACAACCGTTGCCATATCCCCTGACCCGTATGTAATTGTTAATTGCTTTTGCATGCTCCCGATTTCCTATCTCTTAGCTGAATGTCTCTGTTGGTGTTCCAACTACGGTCATAGTCCAAGTATCTGTCTGAGCATCTGGCGCTGTTCCGTTTACTGATGGGAACACTGGCAAGATGTTGCAAGCAAATACTGCGCCTGTAACCGCTGTCAATGATACTGCCAAAGTTGAGTTTGGTGCTGACTCTGCTGCTGTCCACATCGCCTCAAATAGTGAGCCTGATGCGCCCCAATCAGCAAGAAGTTCAACTGTCAAAGTCCACTGATCGTCAGTGTGCTTGTAAGCCTTGCCATCAAGTGTCTGGTAAGTCTCGATAACTGGTGCATTTGCTAGTTGGACGCTAGTTGCCTGTGCATCATAATTTGATGATGCGATCGTCAGGGTGAGGTCGCGTCCAGTGATGACGGTTGTTGCCATTTTTGGATCTCCTTAGTTTGTCTGCGTGTAGTAGGTACTCACGCGAATATCTGCGACCAGCAAATTGCTAGCGCCTACCTGTGTAACTGTTGGTCTTTCGACCGCTGAAACCTCGTATCCGCCAGGGATCGAAGTAACAACACTTGTGATTAGTTGCTCGATGTTGTCGAGGCTTGCAGGGTTGCTGTTATAGGCAACGCAGCAGGTTATGGTGAAATTAAGTTTTGCTCTGAATACTGATTTGCCGATTGTCTCAAACTCCATGTATGGAGAGTCCGGTACGAGAACTACGGCTGGCACTGGGATCTGCTCTGGAACGTAAGAAAATACGTTTGCAGTAACTCCGTTAAGAGCTGTTGCTAGTGGTGTGCGTACTGCTGAAAGGATAGTTGATGGCATTTATTGAGCGATGCTTTCAACGTCTACGTAAGCGCCTAGAAGGCCTGATACTCGGTTGTAAAGGCTGCGACCCATGCGGAATGGTGTTGGGGCGAAGTCTACACCCTCGATCTGACCACCTGGTGCGGTAATTGATTGAAATACTTCAACGGCTACAACTGTAACTGCTGTCTCTACGGCTGAAACTCCTACATAAGTAGAAGCGCCAGAAAGAGTTGCTGTGCCTGCTGGAATAATGTTCTTTTCATCGATGTCTGCGTTTGTGATTGCAGCCTGGAAAGTAAAGTCTGTGATCTCTGTGTCTAGCACTGTGTGAGTGCCGTTAAAAGGTGCGCCGCATCCTGTGATTACTACGCTCTGGCCTACTGTGAATTCATGAACCAAAGTGGTAGTAAATGTTGCAACGTTGCTTTCTAGTTTGACCTTTGAAACTGGTGAAGAGAAAGTGTTCAGAAGCGGCAAGATTACCTGCTCACTAGTGTCCACAATATCTGCTAGATACGCATCAGAATAGAGAGCAGAAGAAACGCCAAGCACTGAGCGCAACTGCGCTACGGTAATTATTGAGGGCATTTCTCCTGCTTTCTACTTTGAGGTGGGGAGCGACCGGGAGCAGCCGCCCCCCACGATTGATTAGGCTACGTTTAGCTTGCGGAACGCTGCTGGGTAACGGTTGACAACTGCTACGTATCCGTAGAGTCCGATTTCAACCTGACCATTTGCAACGACGTTTGCACGTAGTTCGATGCGTGATCCTTCATGGAAACGCATTGCTGCTGATGGGTAGACAAGTGCATGCTTTGCATTTGCGTCATCGCCTGTGTAGTTAGCGTCAACTACTAGACCAAGACCTGCAACTGTGCCTGCTGTTGATCCCTGTGTTACGAGGCCGTTTGCATTTTGAGGTGCTGCAGCTGCGTAGATTGGGCGGCCTGTTGAGTCAACTGCGCCAAGAAGTCCAGCGAAGTCGATGCCGTCTTCTCCACCTGTGTTTGCAACGAGCAAACGGTTTGGTGTGAAGCGCATTACGCCGTATGAGTCAGCAATACCCTTGGCGATTGCGCCGTAAATTGTTGCTGCTGAAGATTGTGTTGCGTTTTGTGATGCGATTTGTGCTGCGTATGCGTCTGTCTTCTGAGCATATGATGCAGCCAACTCGCGGAGATACAAGTCTAGGAAGCTTGGGTCGCTGCGATCGAGCAATTCAACGTCGATTTTTCCAGCGCCTGCGAACTTGACCACTGCATCTTCTTGGAAGGTTACTGCTGTATCTGTTGATGAGAATTCAGCACCTTCTGCTGTAACTGCAACTGTTGCCTGTGCGCCAAGCTTAGGTGTGAAGATCTTCATGCCTGATGCAGGTAGTGGTGCTGTTTCGATGCTTGAAATGAATGGACGTGCTGAGTCGATGACTCCGATTACGTCGCGTAGGTATGTTGGTGGAACCATGCCGGTATTTTCAGCAACGGTTGCAACCTGAAGAGCAGCAACAAGATCGCGAGCATCTGCATCGCCACGTGCTGCTGAGATTTGTGCCATTGCGTATTGTCCTGCTGTTACGTCAGTGTTTACGCGTGGCTTTGAGTAAGCAACTGGAGCAGATGGAGCTGCTGCAATTACTTCTGGCTTTGAGGCTTCGACCGCTTCGGTAACGGTTGCCTCTGAAACGGTTTCAGACACTAGGCCTTCTCCTTCGGTTAGTGGAACTTCCTCTGTTGGAACTTCCTCGGTGTTTTCAGACGCCGCGACGGTTGATACCTTCGCTGACGCAATCGCAGGGTCAGTGACCAGCGAAACTTCGATTAATTTGGCAGCAGTAATATGCATTACGCCGTCATTGTTATTCCAGGCATCGACCTTTACGCCGACGCTAAATCCATCGCGTAGACCAGTTGAAGCTTCGACTAGCGCATCTTCGCCTGCGCTTGTCTTAGCGACATGAAATACGGCTTCGACGCCTTGGTCTGTAATTTCGTAAGATTTGAGAGTCCCAATCGGACGGGTGCGCTCATGCTCAAGCAGAAGCTTTGTCTTGCCACCAAACTTGATTGAGTTAGGCTCAAATACTGTTTCACCTGCTGAGGTGTAACCCTTTTCGCCCCAAGTAACGACGCGGCCAGTAATTTCACGCTTTGCCGCATCTGCTGCGACTACGTTCATTGAGAAATTAATTTCCATTGTTGATTAGATCTTCTTCCTCTTGAATTTGCTCTACTGACATTGCGCCAATGCGATTTAGGATTTCGTAAACCTGTGCGCGCTGTAGTGGATCGCCACGAAGGAAATCATCCAAGTCATGACGAATAACTGTGCCAGCAGGTACAAAGTCTGGCTGTGATAGGCGTTGTTCGATTGCGATAAGTACCGGGCGAAGCGAGAAGTCCACTAGGGACTTACGCTCTGAAATAGCATTTGAGTAAGTCATTGAGTTTGGCTCAGCTGATAAGAAGTAAGCAGGGATGCCAGCAGCGCGAGCAATTTCTAAAGCAATATATTGACGGGCTTCGGCAAGTTGTAACTTAGAAGGATCGAAACCAAGTACTTCGATGTCGATGTCTGCATTTAAGAATGCTGTTGAGTCTCCGTCTTGACGTGAGCGGTTAAATGCTGAAACCAAAGCTTTAATTCGCTCAGCAGTTAGATTTGCACCGTTTGACTTTAGGATTGTCGCTGGAACTGGTGTCTTGGCATATTTCTCAACGGCGCGCTCCATGTACATGCATGCACGAATGGTGCGGCCTGCACGATTGAAGAAACCTTCGTCTAATCCTGGGAAGTAGATGATTGAACCAACGCCTGAAAGCGGAACTGTGTGTCCATCGATCATGTAGCCGATGATTTCGGTCATGTTGTTATTAAACTGAGGTGTTACGCGATCAAATGCAACGTAAGACCAATCTTGGATGCGTCCATCTGCATAAAGTGCGTTTACTACGCCATAACCTGCACCGCGTGACCAAATATCGAAAGCGAGCCATGAATAGACAACTGCGCCCGGTATTCTTGCGTCTGGTTGATTGATGCAGCGATTTGGCTCTAAGTGTGCGCCAGTTGATTTGACGTATTGCTCTTTTGGAAGGCTTGCAACTGTCGAGCAGATAATTCCTTTGGCGCGAGCCACTGAAGGCACGGACATGGCTTCTTGCGGATTAGCAACAACTGTTGCCATGCCCATATTGCCGAAAGGATAAAGTACGTTGAAAGGTGAAAGCGATGCCTCAACATCTACCGTATTAACTTCGGGAGCTGAGGTCTTAAATATGTCTAATAGTCCCATTAAGGGCTAATTATACACTATGTCCGATTTATCCGATAATAATATCGACTTCGCTCTCTGGGCGAGTTGCAAAGTGACAACACATGGCCATAGCCACGGCTGCGCATATTGTCGCGTTTGAGACTTTACGTCCTAAATACCAACCGCCGTCTTTAAACGGTAGTTTTACGGCTGACAACACTTGTCTGTTGAATTCGTCTTGGTCTGGGTGGTGGAGTCTGCCCGAAGTGATGGCGGACAACATTTCATCGCAAGCCTGACCATAAAGTGCGCCATCGATAGGCGTAGTCGATATACCCGCTGGCGTAAGTAGAGAGGCAACAGCGCCCGATGTCTGACGAGAATAAGCCACGGTTTGACTTGGGTACTTGCGATACCAAGTGGCGATATCGTTGGCAATTTGCTTGGCATCGAGGTTGACCGGGTTTGTCCAGGTTTGCAATAGCACGACATTGATTTCGTCCCCATTCTGTTGTGCTGCAATTAGTGCAGCTTCTCGCCTATCTGGTGAGAGATCGATCGCCATCCAAGTATCTTGCTCTTTACTTAGTTTTAGATCTGGCTTAGCGGCAGCAGCCCAGTTGCTAGCACTGATTGCTGGATTTACTACCGAAACCCACTGGCAAAGTAATTCCGTGCGCACAATCGACTCATCATCGCTCATGGCAGTTTCTAGGTTCTCAACGCTAATAGTGTGACCAAGGCTAGGGTTTGCCTGCGCCCATGCTTTACGGTCGCGGATATCGCAACCAGGTTCAGCAGACCATTCAAACCAACCGATACGGTCATCAGCCCCAGCAGCCGCAGCCAACCCCCTCTCGCGTAATCTGTTCAAAACTATTGAGTGCTGATCGCCTGCGTTTGAAAATATTAAAGCTTGCGGATTAGGTGTAGCCATTTGGGTATATCTCAGCGATGACCAGATTTCATCATCTTTATATTCACGCACTTCATCGAGGTAAATTGTGTCAGGGGCGGCAATACCACGAGCCGCTGAGTTATTTGCCCGGACTAGGTAACGCTGGCCGCCTTTAAGTCGGATCTCCTGTGAACCCTTGGTCTCGTACTTCTTGGCAAACTGTTCAACGAGTCCTGCATAACTCTGGATCACGTCATCGATCTTCCAAAAGATTTCGCTCGATGTCGTTAACTTGTGAGCAGTGTGAACTTGAAGCTTCTGGCCAAGGCCAAACATGCGCCACAAAATCATGAGCTGCATAAATGTTGACTTGCCATTCTGGCGCGAGATGATGATCCCGACTTCCTTGAAATGCCAGCGATCGTTTTCGTCGACTTTGCAGATCTCATGAGCCAGCCATTTCTGCCACGGCAGCAGTTCAAACCCGATCGACTCGCAGAATTCCATGAAATCTATGCCGTAAGACGGTAAATCTGGGCTTTTGGTCCAAATTCGTGGTTCTAGAACCCCCTGCAAGGGCGGTTCAGGCGTTTCTAGGGCTGTTGAGGTCATATTGGTCAAGTCTAGTCGTTTTCGTCCGTATAGTGCAGTTTTGAGCCGTTTCTGGGGGCAAAAGAACCAA